ATAAGTAGCAGGATCTGACGCTTCCATGAACCCAAGATTGATGGAATTTTGCTCTGGTTTTGGAAAAGAGGACATTTCTTCCCGATTTCGTTGCTCAAAAGTCGAATCGTAGCCTGAATTAGTAAAAGTTTGTGATGAATTTTTGTAAATGTTGCGAATAAAGATCTGTGGAGGGTTATTTTCGTCATATCCGCTACCTCCGCGTGTAATATTGATGCCAGTTAGTACACCTGCACTAAATGTTCCCTTAACTATTGCGTTTTTCCCCGAATCAATGAGTGGTGGAGTCACAATTAGGTCTGGTTCCTCGTCTAATTGGTTCCAACCAGTGCCTCCGTTGTTAATTGTAACACCTGTTACACGACCATTTTCAATAGTAAGCGTTGTATCGGGTTGTTTTATGGTGTTATAGATGTCTGGTGCGGATAAATCAACGTCAGCAGTGACAAATTGCATTGATTTATCGGAAAATTCATACTTACCTACCAAAATTGCACGGTCTGGTATACCTAAACCTGCTACAGTGGTAATAACATGTGCTCTATTTGACGTATATTGAGTATCTTTTGCAAAATTACTACCACTTCCGTCAAGATATGCTACATGATAAGGGAAGTTTTGCTCATCCATGTGGAAAACGCGGGTGATGGTATGTCCATTAATGGTATCATTAGTCCTCAACACGTCAAAACCTGATGATCCAGAGGTCTGATTGACTGGAGCAACTGCTGTAATCTTCACTGTAGCAGTTAAAGTGCTTGATGTGGTGTCTGGATGAGTGTGTGTATAGGTTAAATTGAACGTATCATTGACACTATACCCTGTACCAGCGTTAAGAATCTCTGTAATCTCCCATTGAGTGCCTGTAAAGGCAACGGACGACCCCGACTCATCTACAATAGGACGTATTCTTACCTTAATTCGGAGTCCTGTGGTCGCTCCCGACCCATTAAGTTCGTAGATAGTGAAGTCATCAAGCGTCTCGTCGCCACTTTGCCACGGATTTTGTGCTGTATTATACGGAATACCATCTAAAGTGTCCTGATTCCATGCATCAGTATAGGTTACACCGTCATAAGAGAGACTCATGTCCACTACACCGTCTGGTAATTGAGTGGATAAAGCATCATAACTAAAGGCAACCTTATATGCTGTGGATCCAAATCCGAACAGCGACGGGTGGGGACAGTCTGGATCACCTGTATAGTCAGTATCACAGGTATAAGAAAGACTTGTGGTTTGAGGTGTGCAAGTAAATGCAGAACATGGATAGCATGTGGATCCCGACCCCATTGTCCCATCAGCAGTTCCTCCCACTGTACTCCTCGATTCATCCTCAATGTAATAGCAAGGAGTGCCTGCAATACCACCCTTATTAGAAGTATCGTAGAGATATGCAAAGAATCGATCAGAAAAGGCAAAGTCAAACGATAGTTCTGTAGGGTAGTAACTAAACGCTATGGTTGCATTTTGTGCATTCTGACCTGTTGCACAAGGGTTAGGAATAGTAATCTTACCACAGTTAGATGCAGAGACGCTAGTAGAGGTAGTTTCAATACCTTCATACATGACAAAGTTTGCCTCTCTACTAGGCACGTTGTAACTGCCTTGTCTGATAGGTGATTGAGGGTATTCTGTATATGTAAATGTTACACCTGTATTCGGACTATACTTTGTACATGAAGAATCGCTCAGTGTATTTCCACTACAGTTGTTGCCTGATCCTGTTTTACACCCCATATTCTTCTAGGTTGTCTAAGCGTTCGTAAATGAAATCTAAATTCTCTTTCAATGATAGGTATTTATCTTCACCTTCTGGTTTATAGTATGTTTTATCTGGAGTAGGCATTTCATTCACATGCTTCTCCAATGCTTCAAGTCTCTTTCCTAATGCAAGTAAACACTCATTAACAGCAATTAGTGCTTGATTAGTTTGATCTTCGTATGTTGGTTTTTGTTCCATTGTCAAAATTTCAAATTGTATACATACACTGTATGGTTTCTCCGAAGGTTGTAGCTTATATTCAGTCGATCGCTTTTTTCAACACGATACTGTTACCATCATCCCCTAGTTCAAACTGTAGTTCAGTGTCAACGTTCCATCCTAACTCTTCACAAATTTCATAAGGGATAGTAAGGATAAGATCACCGTAATCATCTTCCTCTAATGTTGTTGTGAATCTATGGGACATAACATCTCTCTATAGGCGGTTTATCTGTGGGTTATTAGAAGGATTATCGTTCTTCCACTCAACCCATAGTGTATATAGATCTTTCACATCTTGTACTGAACCTGCAGATGTAGCATAGTCTGCACATTCATACATTCGAGGATCTAACATACCTTCATACCTAATCAGTTGCTCGATTGCCCATACACGAGCATCTTGTCTTTCTAGACGGGTCTGGGGATCCATTTTTTTCTCCGAAAATTTTTTAAAAGTCAGGTAAAATAATATTCGTATAATATATCTAACGCTTTTGGGAACCTTTGTAGGTTAGGGTAGTGGCCGATTTTAACATTTAAGGGGGCTAAAACCCTGTCATTTTAACATTAATTAAACTGTCAATAGCGAGATACGTTTACATAAAAAAAGAGGGGATTGATTACCCCTCTATTATAGTTGATTTCGTGTGAGTTGTCAAGTTAGTCGATTGCTAACTCCATGCCATTAACGAAGTCCTCTTTGACATTTTTGTAACCTACGAACCACTCCCAATTCTTTTGAAAAACTCTCATACCATATGAGAATTCATCGAGTAAAGCATTAAGGCGTGATTTAGTTGTATTTGATTGCCAACCACCATCGAATAAGATAATTGAGTTATCTTTGATTGTTGCGATGTGATTGCCATGTAGGTAAACGTTTGCCCCTTCGATATCATGAGAAACTGCTGTGTTAGATGAACTGAAGTTCTTGCCAGTTCTGATTGCTCTGTTCATTTGAGTTTCAATCTTTCTCATGTTGTTTGCTTTGTTTGTTGATATTATTATAATACCCCGATACCCATGCCATTACAAGTCCTCTTGTGCCACTTGTTGTACTGGCACACAGTCCCAAAAATATCCAATAGATTTGATATAATCGAATACGCTTAAATGCTTATTAATATCTCTCTCCCTCTCTCCTCTGTTTTCTCTGAGATTGTTAACAAAATGCTCCATATCGTATATAGAACTAAACTGTCCTATAAGTTTGTGTTCAGTATCATAGAGCGAATAGGTCATAGTTTTTCTGAAACTCCACAGAGTTATTATACAAGAAATTTAGAGATCTGTCAAGAATGTTTCTATATGCTCGCAATACTTGACAGTCGATAAGATGCGTGCTAAGAGTGAATCAAATAGAACACTTAACTAGATTTATTTAACCATTTAAAAAGATTTTCATTTTTCCTCTAAATGCCATCTTTTTCCCTTTCTTACATCCTCCCATATAATAACCGTTAACTCCTTAAGAGTCATCCAAACATATTGCAATTCCTGGAGATGTGTAACTTTTTCGTCCTTCATTTGTCTTTATTAAATTGGTGCGGAAATACCTCCGCAAAGTCACTTTTATTTAATAAATTCATGTTCTTCCAGTCATCACGATTTACAATTACTTTCACTTGTCTTAATCCGTTCATTGTGTCCTTATCCTCCGTTTCTTTCACACAAAGAGTAAGATAATCGGAACATATAAACGTAACATAACCCACGTCAGTTTTATGCTTATAGAATTCCCCTTCTATTGGTTTTGTGTTCATAATCCTCCTAGGTTAGTCTTTTTAAGTCTATTTTCAAATATCTCTTCGATCTCTTTAAACTGTTGTTTCAATTCCTTTTGAATAGTGTGACTATGTTGCAATAAGTCTTTATTATCGCTATTATAGAGAATTGCGTTTAAATCCTCTAGAATTTCGATTCCCTTCTCAAGTTGGATTAGTCTCTGGTCGATTTCCACTAATTCACTCCATTCGTACAAAACGTGGTGCATTTAATCATCCCATTCAGGTTTTGGTTGTTTCTTTCTATTCTTAATTATCTTTTCTTTATATGCTTCAATCTGCTCTAGTTCATGATTAACTAACCTCGCTATACTAGAATTGATCTCAAGATAAAACTCTTTATGATCGCTTTCTGAATAGTGAAAGTTTAAGCAAGTGAGCATATACTCAAGTTGTTTTTTAGTCAATTCCATTATATGCACAACTCCGTAAAACGCTTTTCTGCATCCTCTACAATTTCCATAATGTAACCTAACTCGGAATTTTGCTCGATTGCTTCTAATTCATCGTGAGTTAGATTGTTTTTGTTAGCGTAGTCAATCCATGCTTCATCGTAGCATGTCTCTAGCAAACTTTCGTGATGTAGTGTTGACATTTTGAAAAAACCTCGTTTTGTTTATTATAATGGGAAAATGGGCAATTTGCAAGAAATTGTGACAGTTATGCAACTGCCACTTTCCTCGCCAAATCTTGCTTAACCTCGCTTACCATGTCTCTGAATGTTTCTCTCTCTGTTGCATCCTCTGATGTCATCATAGAAATCGCATTTCTCACCATTCTCAAAATCATCATATGATTTTTTGGTGTTAGTGTGCTTAGTGCGAAGTTGTCGCAATTATCAACAACTATATTAAAAACTCGTCTGACTTCGTATGAACTAATGTTCTCTTCATCAACTTCGTAACCTAACTCTTGATCTACGAAAAATGGAACTGCGTCAAATAAATTCATGTTGTTTGTTTGTTGTTATTCTAATTATAGGCGGGCGGCAACCACAATGGAAGAGTACATGTGACAGTTATATTAGTGTCACATATTCTATTGAAATTGATCTAATAATCTGTTAGTCTCTTGCACATACTCTTTTTGGACTAACTTACGATAAATTTCAAATAACTCCTTTACGTTGACACCTTCCCAGTCATCCCACTCTGTAACATATCCGAGAGTGTTTTTATCATATCCTCCATCTTTTAACGATGCTGCACTGATAAAGTCAAATGAACCATCGATAAAGAAGTGCCTACCAAATTCTTCGCTCTCAAATGTTTGAGTAGGTAAAAAATTCCCATGTGAGAATTCTTGATACATTTTGAAGTCGTAAGTTCTCATTTAAAAATCCTCTACTGTTAAATTGTTTACTGCATCAAATACTTTGTCTGTCATTGAGTCAAATGTATCTGTGTCAAATCTGTCACTCCTGTATTTGTCTGTTTTGGGATGACTTAATAATTGAGTGAGTGATTGATGCTCTTCTATTGTTAATTTGATAATTGGCATTATACTCCCTCCTTTTCGTAACCGTTCTGTGATACCATGAAAGCATCTAGTTTAGTGATATCGCTCTCTGTGAGAGTATCGAAGTCAACACCACCAAGTTTGTAGATTCCCCACTCTGAAATTTCCTGGACATATTCTGCCCAGTTAGAACATAAGCAAGTAAGATTGTCAAGGTTATCATCAAACAAAATTCTCTGTTTGATTCTGTTTACTGGTTCTGTGTAAGTTGCTGAAGAATTCATGTGTTTGTTTAATTACTATTATTATAATAAAAAACAGAGGGCATTTAAACCCTCTGTGTGACACTTATTAAACTGTCTGATTGTGGTAGTCATATTTGAACTTTTCCACTAGAATGTCTCTCACTCTCTCACGATCTAGTGAATCACCATCACCCCAAGTGCAAAGATCGAAATCTTCATTGTTACATCTATCAAGATATACTATTGTAGCGTGACGTATATCTTCTTTAGTCAAATTTTGACCATTGCGATAAAGGGGATAAAGTGCATCATCAGTTCCATAGAATGAGTCAACATAGTCAACAAAGTCGCTGATCTGTCTGTGAGCATTTACGATTTGAAGTGAAGTCATGTGTTTGTTTGAATTACTCTTATTATAAAGGGAAAGAAATAGGAATGGGGAAATAATGTGACAGTACTCAAACTGTCACATCATATCACTGTTTTTCAATTTTACCCTCTACAATAGCATACACTCCCTTACAATTTCTTGATAGGTATGTTTCTCTAGCATTGCATACGTTATCAATTAGATTATCGAATGTTTGAACATCCCAGTCTTTTTGCTCTGCTACATCATTAGCATTTGCTTCCATTAGCACTTCACAAAGATATTCAAATTGTGATGCACTTACTTCAATGTTCCAACCTTTTGCGAGTCTCTGATTCAAAATTGTCATAATAGTGTTTGATGTATCGTTATTATTATAATAGGGAATAAAGAGAGGAATTTCAACCTCTCTTGTGACAGTTTATTATCTGGCATACAGATATCCTCCTGCCCAGTCACAAAAACTAGGATTGTGCATTAGTTCCCTTTGAGTGATAATTCTCATATCAAAACGGACTCCTTTAGCAGGTGCCTTCCATGATGCTGCTTTAAAAACTTGTCCAGTGTTCTTATCAATGAAACAATGTACTCCTCCAGATCGATATGATCCAGTTCTGTCATCATAGTCATTCATGACAACTTTCAAATACTTCTTACCTTCGCTAAATGTGAATTTCTTACCTTTGAAAGTTCCATTTTCGATTGCATCAATCTGCTCTTTTGCATATCCTGAGAGATCAGACCTAACTCCGTTATATCTCTCAAAGTTAGATGTGACCATTCTTTTATGATAGTCAAGATAATTCTGCTCAAGTGCTAGACAATGCTCTGCTGTCCAATCTTCAACTCTCTCTTTTAGTGTAAGTGTTTCGGTCATGATGTTTGTTTAATTACTATTATTATAATGGGGATTAGTAGAAAGAGGTGCGAGACTGTGCCACTTTCTGTGCTGTCACACCTAACAGATACTGTGATGGTCTTTTTGTGTTAATAGTAACTGCATAGTTCTTTTCTAATAGCACATCAATCTCTTCTGCCATGTCAAAAACATTAATTGGACTTCTTGAGATAGTCTTACCTAAGAAAGTGACAATTCTCAATCTAGCATTTTTGATTGTCTCTCTCTTAGCATTGTGAACCTCGTAATAGTCAATTACTGTTTCTTCGTTTTGAGATTGAAATTGCATAATTCTCTGTGTTGTTACTATTAGTATAAAGGGAAAATTGTGTTATGTGTGTATGTGTGTGACAGTTTAATCTTTGTCACTATAGGAACCCATAAGGCAATTACCATACCTAACCTCGGCATAACCATACTCCTGAGCAAGATCATAACAAAGACCCCAACAGTCATCCAAGTCAACAAAACTTGAATTTTCGTAAGGTGCGGATGGGACGTGAACTGAATATCGCATAATTGACTGATTTGATTTGATACCTATAGTATGGCATAAAAAACCCCCAAATGGGGGAAGTGTGTGCCAGTACTTTAACTGTCATATACTCGGATGCTTAACTCTGCATCCTGTGTTAATGTGATTCCTTCTTCATCAAGTGCTTCCCATATCAGGTTAGCAAGTTTTGAATGTTTATCCTCTGGGATAACTTCCCATAAATTGATGTATCCATCAAGTTCAATTAACTGCTTATACTTCATTGAATTTCCTCCTTGATTTCATTAACAACATCTTCATAATGGTCATCCCAATAGTTCTTTGCTTCCTCTAGGAATTCATGTTCCCCTAGTTTATCGAAATACTGGAATAGGTCATCCGTTACATATTCAACTAAGTCTTTAGTTGACATATTGTCCACCATCCTCTCAGCGAGCAATTCTTTAAGTTCTGTGAGTTCTTCTCTGTTTAGTGTATTATTCATAAGTTTAGTCCATTAACCTCTCAAAAAATGTTGTTATCTCTGGTGGTAGATCATCTATCATACCTGTGTCTCTCAAGAGATCATATAATTTGATGAGATGATATTGCTCATCCCATGTGATTTCATACTTATTCATGCTGATACCTTCCAATTTTGATATTCTGCTTCGCTTACAAAATCCCATAAGCGAATGAAATTGTTTAACCAACCGATTTGACTATCATGAAGTTTAATCTCTTCGATATGGTGAGCGTGAAGCATATCACTAGCATCATACTGCGGTAGGTTATGCTTAGAAAGAAAGTCCTCGTAGATAGTAACAAGAAAATCAATCGGTTCTTCTTGCTTCATGAACATTTGTTCATAGAGGTTTTGAGTGGGAAGAGTCATTTGTGTTTGAATCTGATGTTCTTAATATAAACGATATACTATATCAATGCAACTACCTGTGTGACAGTACTTAAACTGTCCTAGAACAAGCAATTAAATGTGAATAGTATGATAGCAATGTAAATGAGGATAGTTCGCTCCTCTCTTACATTTTGATCTCTTTGATATGCTTCAAAGATTTCTTTTTTAGTGTTCTTAAGAGTGATTTTCAATTTCTTGTCCTCTTTTGTTAAATGATTTGTTTAGGATAGGAACATAGAGAACACCATCATCTTTTAACATTGAGATCATTTTCATGAACCAAATGTCATTATACTGATGTTCAAATGGGTCTAGTCCATCAAAGTAATTTTCTGACCAGATCATGCTTCTTGCTCCAATGTAAAATTATTCAAAAAAGTAAACTCATAACGATCTACTTCTTGAGGGTCAACACCATCAACAACCCACTCCTCGTAAACTGCTGCTGCTTCGGGAATGCGTCCATTAAGTCCATTGTTGGTCATTGCACCATAAAGTGAATCAATCATATTATCGATTGATGTTTGACGTTCAAATTGTAAATCCATGATTATTCAGATAGAGGGGATTCTCGTTTTTGAAGTGTGTTTTTTCCTTCAACTACATCTTCAACATAACGATAGATTTTTAGTCTGTCAAGATACTTCTGATGATCTTGCCAATCTTGTTGATCTAACTGATAAGATAGACCAAGTTCTTCTGAGTGATACCAGAAGTCTTCCCAATCCTTAGGGGAATTAGTTACGTCCTCGATTGTCATCGTTAAAAGGTGAATTGAAGTACGCTTTGTTGACTGTGTAAACTGTGAACAATGCCACAATAATACCAAAGAATCCAAGAATTAAAATTGGACTCTGAGGAAAGTCATAAAATGGGACGTTTGGAATTTCTGAGATCATGCTCCTTTGTGTGAGTGTCCTTAGTATAACGTCCTGAGACCCCTCTGTGTGGGTCTGTGTGACGCTTTAATGACTGGTTAGGGTCATTGTAGTGGGTCGAAACAAAACTGAGAGGTTCAACTTAAAGAGCATCTTCCACTGGGGTCGCTCACCCTTGCCTCGTTTGTTTCGACATTTATAATATAAACCATACGCTACACCTATGCAACCATATGTGTGACAGTACATCAACTGTCATATTAGAACAGGTCACTCAACGATGTGTTAGGTAACCTACCATCTATAAGTGTTTTATATGAGTCATGTAACTCACATCCTATAAAATGCCTATCTAATTGTTTAGCAACCATCGCTGTAGTTCCTGATCCCATAAAGGGATCGAGAATAATATCACCTTTTTGAGAACCTGCTTTAATACAAGGTTCAATCAAATCAGGTGGATAGGTAGCAAAATGTGCTTCACGATATGGTTTACTGGTTACTGTCCATACTGATCTTTTATTCTTAGTTGGATAACTCTTACTGAGTCCAGTATGAGGTTGTAAACCAGTTCCCTTGTTATGATATTTACCATTAGTCCGATCTCTAGTTCCCCAATCTTTTGCAGGTTCTTTGATCGCTTCATTATCATAATAATAGTTCTTACTCTTACTGAGTAAGAAAATATATTCATGTGATTTAGTGCATCTATCCTTCACACTTTCGGGCATTGGATTTGGTTTATGCCAAATAATATCTTGCCTAAGATACCATCCATCTTTGCGTAATGCGAATGCCAACATCCAAGGTACACCAATCAAATCCTTACTTTTTAATCCTTGTAGTTTGTTACCTCTTGCAGGTGAAAAACTAGGTAAGTCTTGATTAGTTTTAGATACTGTTTGTTTAGGATAGTTCCCATCACTCCTATAGTTGTAATAGGTATCTCCCATGTTAACCCATAGGGTTCCATCATCAGTTAGAACATCCCTAACCTTTTTGAATACCTCTACCAGTTGGTCAATAAACTCCTCTGGACTTCCTTCTTGTCCAATTTGTTTGTCCTCTCCTCCATAGTCTCTAAGACCATAATAAGGTGGGGATGTTACGCACATCCTAACAGGTTCTGTAATTGTTGGGATAGTCTCACGACAGTCCCCAAATAAAATTGTGTCTTTCATTTAGCAATAAGCGAGGGGTGGCACTCCTTCAATAAAGATTTGATTGATTACATTTTGCAGACGTGTAGCGATAGCATTGCCTTGTTTGTATCCAGTAGGCATTGTAACTTGTCCATAACCTTTTTTGTATAGGTGGAAAGCACCAACTGGAATGAGACCGTCAGCAACTGCTTTACGATCATCTTTGTGAACACGAATAACACGACCAATAGTCTGTGCCATTTCAATGATAGGCAAGTTCCTGAGCAAAATTGTATGTGTCAAACCAGGTACATTTATGCCTTCACTAAGAATAGAATAATGGAAGATCACGAAGCGAATGTTATCGTCAGCACCCCACTCTTGTAGAGTATTGAAGAACTCTTCACGTCCTACTTTCTTACCATTGATAACTGCACCAAACTTAGATGTGATGTGCATAACTTGATAACCTTCTTTATTGAAGTAATCAAGAATAGTAGTATGACCAAGCATATTGCCAAGAATCTTACTACTAGGTGCTGATACTAGAATCTTGTTATGATCTCCATCAAGTGAATCCATGATATCCATAAGATTATCCGCATCCACTTGATGAGCATTGACTCGATTCCGCACTCGATTAGTTTCAAAGGGAACTACCTTAGGTGGCAAGATAGCACCAGTTTCAATAAGTTCTTTTGCTGATACGTTTGCAATGGTTTGACCCCATACTTTACTGTTAGTCATACCACGCTCCGCACTTACACCACGTCCAATACGAGGTGTTGCTGTGAAATAATATTTGCGATCAGCAATGTGTGAAACTGCTTTGACTGACTGAAAAAAGTTCTTCTGGCAACCATTGTGTGCTTCATCATAATAGATGCAATCAATGGGAACACCACTATCAATAACTTTGTGAAGTGAATGATATGTAGTGAATACAATGGCACTCTCCGCACTTGCTCGTGCTGTGTTCACAAAGAGACCAATCTTGTCCGCTTTTGTGCTACTGAAGTGATGAGTCTCTCCGCTATGTGCATGACATACATGTGTCCATGTTTGAGGAATGAACTGCATGAACTCTTCACACAACTGATTAGCGAGAAGAATACGAGGTGCAACAACTACAATAGTTTTGTGACCTGTCTTCAACAACTCAAGTGCGTGCTGAATCATAATATAGGTCTTACCACCGCCAGTAGGTACAATCACTTGACCACAGGCATATTTTTGCATTGCATCGAAGCAACGCTGCTGATGAGGTCTCAAGTGAATCATTACAAATCTTTCAATACTGTTAGTATGACATGAAAAAACCCACCTGTCAAGGTGGGTGTGTCAGTTATTGATGTGTCACATAGTCTTCAACGTCTCCTAATACTGAACTAATCCAATCGTCTTCGGGTTCTTGAACAACGTCATTTTCTGACCATTCAAGATCGAATTCTTCATCATACATAGGTTCATTCCTTGAGATACTGTCCAAATCCATTGTTTTGTGAGATTCTAGCACACTCTTGCCAATGTTTAAGTTGACGTAGTTTTGCTTTTAGTTTGAGAGTCTCCTCGGTGCTGTATAGAAAGGGGTCTTGCTCCCCTTTCTTGATAGCGTGTTTTAGTAGTTTGATTTCACGTTTCATAGGACTTTTGAATAATAAGGTATGTGGTGGGGTTTGTCAATAGGGTTAGGACGCTTTGCTGACTGTCTGTTCTAAGACTGCTCTCATGTTAGTTCTTGACATGAAAGTATCGTCAAACCACTTGCGGTACCCTTGTTTTGGACCTGATTTCTGTTTAGTTTTCAGTCCATTTTCGGATGCAATGTATAACCAATAGCAGAAGAATGGAACACCTTGATAATAACCATCAATCTTTCCCCTATCAGGAATCTTGAGGTCATTTATCTTCTCATAACCCTTGTCATTCTCCCTCTTAATCCATCCTTGAGGTGGCAATGCACCTGTTTTAGTGGTGGCAATGCCAACTTTCTCGCCATCTTCATCCAGTAGGGTCTCTGCTAGTAGTTTCATAAGTTCAACTACATTCTTATCAAAGATACCCATCTTTAAGTGGAATAAGAATAGTGATGTGATAAATGTCTGATCGAAATCTTTAGACATACCACACTCATTGAGCAAGTTATCAACTGCTTTAATAGTTGGTAAGTATTGCTGAACTGCAAGGGATGTCATTCTCCTCTTATACTCACTATTAGTGATGTTATCATCATCGCTATCTGTCCATAATCCTCTGTCACCATAGACAGTAGCATTATCAAACATACAAGTATAAGATAGTGCTGTTACAAATTGACCATCTTGAAACTTCTTAGTGTATAAGGTAGTATTCAAAGATTTCAGCACACCAGTAACAACCTCTGCTGCAACTTCTGCTGCTGTAGGGTTATCAAATGCCCAGTAAATACTCCTGATATCCCTAAGAGTCTTACCTTTATATTTGACTGCTAAGACATGATCGGGTAAGTTATCTGACATTTGATTTCGCCAGACGTACGCCCTTGAGTTAGCATCTATTGTCCACTCTGATCCTTTATTGAACTCTCGACCATCTTCCCATACATCATCTTCTGTAAGTTCTGCCAACGCTACAATAAAGTGCGTAGGGAATAGTTTAGCAAGGTGATCTAATACACCTTTCTTTTTAATTCTGTTGGTTACACTCCTTTGTGTAATCCATTGTGGCAACTCTAAAAATGCTGCTCTTGTAATGAGACCAATTTCGATCTCGTCCAGTTCAATATTAGAACAGTCTCCAATATTAACTGGTAGCGAATACCATTCGCCAACCTTTAGTTGTGACATAATCCTCTATAATAGTAGGTCGGGTTATCATCTAAACAGACGCAATGTTCCGTTGATGACAGTATTATATATCAAGTTAAGTGAGGTGTCAATCCTACATTAACTCTGTTGTTAGCAAACTTAACATAATCTTCATCAATATCATAACCTATTGATCTCCATCTTAAGTTGTTTGCTGCGACTGAAGTGCTGCCAGTTCCCATGAAAGGGTCAACTACAGTTCCACCTTGAATGCCAGTCAGTTTTAAACAATCCTCTACTAATTTGACTGGAAATGTAGCAGGATGTTTTCCTCTAAGTTCTTTGCTGTTAATAGTTTCGTATGGTATAAACCATGCGTTACCTTTGTCTCTTAAATTAGGTTTATTCTCTTTTGTGTTGTTTCCTCTGATGTTTGCTTCATAGTATTCATATTGAACACCAACAGACAATCTATCAATATTCACTTTACCATCTTTAGTGAAGTGAAATAGATTTTCCCATGTAGGGCATAAGAATCTCTTACTATTAATTGGTTTAAAATGTCCGCTTGTCTTACCATTGACATGTACAGACTTAATCCAATTAATATTATTTTGTAATACCCAATCGTCTCGCAATGTCATTGCAACATCCATACCAATATAGGGGTCAATGTTTGAGTAACCCATATTGACAAATAGATGTCCATCATCTTTTAGAATACGTTTACCTTCTTTGAATACTGACCGTATCCAATCGAGATATTCTTGTCGAGGTTTGTTGTCAGCATATTTACCATATTTAATATTGAGGTTATATGGTGGGGATGTGACGATAGCATCAATAGAACTCTCTTCGAGTTCTCTCATCCCTTCAATACAATCTTGTAATAAAATCATACTCCGAAATACTTTTTCCTCCACTTTTTAGCATTTGTGATCTTACAGTTAGGATGTGTTTCGATCAAGTCTTTACCTTTGATGAAACGAAAGTGAACTGTAGGGAACTCTACAATGTCCATGATGATATAGTCAAGATCGCATTCTTCAATATGTTCCTTAACTTCTGAGGGAACTACCTTACGACCTGACCCTACCATAGCAGATGGGGCAAAGTTACATCCACCTTTAGTATAACACTTACCTTCAACTTTCTTCAACTGTTCACGAATCCAGTCATATCCTTTACCATCTACATACTCAAATTGTGCAAACATCTTAGGCACTTGTCTCTCTAAGAAACGTGATGATGTTCTTCCGTCTCTGAATAGTTCATATAGGTCTTCTTCTTCCAAATCCCAAAACCTTACCTTACCAGTAAGATCATAGGTATAAACTGTATCGTATTCAATAGGAGAAAGTTCTCTGAGTTTCATTGTGTTTGTTTAATTAATCATATTGTACAGCAAAAATCAGCAGAGGTCAACTCTGCTGATCCAGTTTCCAAATTGGCACATCAACTCTTATAGAGTTCATTAAGATGCAACGCATTAATGATTTCTTGGATATCTTTCATTTTTTCAAGATAGATTTCTTCTGCAATCGCTTTATCCTTGTAATATCGTTTCTGTAAAACAGTAACGTAAGAGAGGATAGAGTCCTTCAATAATTCTTTTTGAGAGTGATTGAGAATTGCAGACTTGATAACTGTCATTACCGCCATTTAGAGAGAGGGTTTGAGTCGTTCTTTAATTGAACCAACTTTTCATTCTCTAGTATATCGGATTCATCAGGGTTGTGTGGCATATGTGTTGACTTCAAGGTAGAAAGATAATTAATCACATGTTCCCTGATCTCCATCAATTCGTTGAAACAATCTTGGTTGTATGCACAACCTCGTAAATCGCTATCTGGTTTGTAAACCGATTCGGTAAAAAGGTCTAATGCCCTTTGATATTTAATCTCAGGGGACTCTTTACCAACTGAATTTTGATCTTTCATTGACTTAAAGTGTAATCTAAACCATAGTCTATCTCCGAACCATCGTCAAACTCTATGTCTTCATAGAGTGACTCTACTTCATCTTCACTACCACTCTTCATACTCTTTTCGTTTTCCTGATCCTTTGCTGTCTTTTTCATAGTGAGCATTGTCTCCTTTTGGAACTCTGTAAGTACCGCCATTGTTTTGACGTTTGTCACGAATGGATTTGCCAGGATAATAAGATCCTCGTTCAGACCCACCTCTGCGAAAAGTCTTACCCATTTTGATTGATAGTAAATTTGATAAACTACTGCTGTATATATTAACGATTGAAAGGGATGACATTTTCATCTTCATCAATCGTATTCTCTTCGAGGACTTGAAGTTCCTCGAAAACATAACCTACACCATGTAGAAAATCCTGAGTCTTCTCAACGACTTCGGTCAAAATCGTTGCTTCAAACTCTTTGCTAGTGACGGTTGCATCTTCATCGGTGCAAGTCAGCGTGAACTGGGGCATTGTTTTAGTGCCATTAACTACCCATGAATCATAGCACACGTTTACTGATCTGTCGAGGGGGTTGTGCCAATTAGCATATTTTCGTATTCTGTCACAAGGTTACCAACCCAACCGCTTTCTGGTTGTGTCCTGTCTTTGTCGTTAAGAGTGTATGCAAATTTGCCTCTACTCCTGACCCAATGTAGAAACAGTTGACAAAAATGATCTCCTGTGTATGTTCCTTCTCTCCAATGCTGAGTTGTGCAACCCAAATATACTATTGCATCACCTGACTTAAGATCAACTTTAGTTTTCTTTCTGGTAATAGGATGCTCTACACCCATTGACCACTCTTTATCTGAACCTAAATGAACTGTTGCTGATATTTCACATGCAGGTCTATCTGTATGCTTGATTAAAAAAGAATCTTTATTGTAGATTCTCATATATGAATAGGTAGGAAATAATGATTCACCAACTAAGTCAGTCATGTACTTAGTCATGTAATGCAGAATTTCAACTGCTGCAACTGGGTTGGGGTGGTTGTGAACTGCACCATGAAAGTCATCTTTCATAAATGTGTTCTCTGTTCTACCATGTTCTAATAGGTCTTGGTATAGTTCGTGACAATACTCTGCATTGACAAATCCATTGACAATGAGATAACCTTGTTCTAATAGTTGTCTGTTAATCATTTAATTCCCATTTGTTTTCTAACATAGTAAAGTAGCAAGGACTGTTGTGTATGACATAATGTAAGAAGATTTGATGATGATAGTCTTTCGAGTCTCCTTGCATAGGTTCTCTCCAATGTTCTGCGAACATACCATTGTATATAACAGCGTCACCATCAGACATTTTAATTGGTGTTCCTTCGACATAAAACTCCCATGCAGACTTTAATGTAGTCTCTATCTGTAAGGTGACACTAACTTCACACCCTTCCCAATCAGTATGAGGTACTAATTCTTGACCAGAATAATATACTCTATCAAAATAATACGTTGGTATTAGTTTTGTCTCTAGTATATTCTCTAATACTTTATGTAGTTCCCTGTGTAATCCTTTATAAAAAGGATGATTTGTTCTTGAATATGCACCTTTTACCTGTCTCTCATCATTGAAGAATTTAGTTTGACTAGAGTCTTTATAGTCATACTCTTCATGTCCTTCAACATATAATCGAGGTAAGTTTTTAAGTAGTAATGGATTTGCTAGGTTACGAACTACAGCGTAATTATTTTTAAAATAAAACTCTTTTAAGTTCATACCAAATCAAATGCCATTGTATATCTGTCGTATCTATTGTTAGATACTGGTGCTGTGTGTAATACATCTGAGGGGAATAACAATAGACTATTAAGTTCAGTCTCAACAAATTGATCTTGAAACTGTGTACCACAATTATATGGGGTCATATAATATACACCAGATAACTTTGCAGGTGTGTGAGTGTGCCAACATTCATGTTGCTTATCTCCATCTGTCCAGTTAATCCATGCTTTGTCTATTCTTAAATCCTGTTTTAGATATGTCCTAACATTATACAACATAGTCTCAAATATGTCATCATAAAGATAATTATGATGTAAATCTGAAAGTGTCTGTCTGCCAGGATATGTCCCTCTACCAAATCTTTCTGACAGTTGTTCTCCTGTAAGCAATAGAGACTCACAATCATCAATGGACTGTTGTCTTCTAACGTCAGTTAATATCTCTGGTATGTAATGAACTGTATTCATGTGAAGTAATTTAGATTGATGATAACTCTTGCATTTTCATCGTTACAATTTCTACCAGTATGCAATTTATCTGATCTGAATATAACAATTCTATTTTCTACTGACTCTACAATACTTCCGTCTTCAAACTCTGTGTAACCATTGTTACTATTTACATAATAAATTGCTGTGTGGCAATCATACTTCACATCCCTATGGAATGTACCTAACTGAGGATTGACTGCTCTTGGATTTAAGTTTGCTTTAACTCTGACCAATAAAGATACTTTTAATTTTTCAAAGAGTGGATTCAATATGTGTATGTGTTCACTATTGTTTCCGTTCGGTGCTTTATAAAATGTATGAGTGAATTGATAGTTGTCACCATGTTCATTCTCGTCATCAACAAATGGATTATAAAACCAAGGGAATTCTGGATTTAACATTGTATTGTTAATCCTTAAAAAATCCTCTCTTTCTAAAAAGTTGTCAAGAAAAATCATAGTTCAGTTGCTAAAATTAAAGGATCAAATTCATTTGCATTGTGATCCCAAAAATAATTCATTCCCTCTTCTGTCACAAGATCGAATGCTAAAGTATATCTTGAGTCCTCTTGTAATTCGTCAGCAGCATGAGGTAAACAAGATGGGAATATAATCATCTTACCTCTTTCATTCTTGATCTTTACCCATCCAATGTAAGGAACATCATAATCTGTTGTGGTATCATTCTGACTTAGACATAAGTTACCACTAAGATATGAATTCTCATGTAGTGCATGTACATGTCTATCTAATTTCATACCTCGTTTCTGAGGATATACCCATCCTCTAATCCATAATTTTTCTGTAGGGATATGTGTCGCTGCACAAAAATTTTCATACGATTGTTTGATAATATCATTCAATTCCCTGATACAAGGAAAGTCCCACTTGAATACATTATAATGTTCCCATTGATCGTTATCAAACCAACCATCTAATTCATGTGCTATGACGACAGCAATAACATCATCAATTAATGATTCTGATATTTTATCTTCCCACATTTTAATTGAAAATTTGGGGGCAAAATAATTGTTGGTTTGTTTAAGTTCCCAAGATAATAATTCAGACATTTAATCTCTTTCCATAATTAGAATTTACTTCTAAAACATCACGTTTAAGTTGTTCAGAGTAAGGGCAACTGGTTTGACATATCCTACAAATACCATCAAGGTCTTTGAAAGCAGCAGGTGTATCAACAAAATTTGCACAGTCTTCCCAATCTACTAGATCGAAATCCATCTTGCAACTCATAGGGCAATTAGTAACACAAGGAGCAATGCAACCTAGACAATTATCGTAGTGAGGATTACCATCAACTACTGTTGTCTCTTCAAACTCACAATTAGTTAGGATTAATTCAATCTTGTAATTCAATCCAAACTTCTCATGAAATGCTAGAGAGTTTTTTGCCAGCGTAGCACTACCAGATCGTATTGCAAATTGTTTTCTATTTAATACATAATCGTCATAACCAAAACTATAACCATTGTTACCCCATCTGTAATTGAGATATAAGAGTATCTTTGGTAGAAACTCATTTTTGTAATGGTAATCGTATGCG